ACTATCCCAATACCTAGTCATATATGCAGCACGCAACTTACGAAGTTCTTTTTTTTGCTTATCCCAGTACTGCTCATGCCGCCTAAATAATGCTTCTGCTACTTTTGCTTTCATTCTGCCACCTTATAGGGTAATCGATGAGAACGTATCCTTTTTGCTCGATTACGACTAATCAATCTATCCATTAAACTTTGTTTAGCCCTAGTAACAACATACTGTGGTATATCAACAGAACAACGATAAGCAAAGGCCAACGAATCTGATAAGTCATCATGCAACCCAGGGGGAGCTTCAGGTGCAACCTTATATACTGTCATTGACCGTAACTCCATTAAGGTTGTTATACACAATCGACTAATCATATTTTGCTGTATCATATCTCTAAGTATCTCATAGGCTTCTATCTTAGACTTACTTGACGTAATCCAATCCTTACCCTTTTCACTATACCATAGATTTGCATAGCCCCAATCACGCAACTTTTGTAACACTACATGTCCATGATTATTACTCTCACACAAAACCATAGCATCATTATACTTTTGTGCAACCATCAAAACCTTTTGTGCAAACTCTACAGGACTAATCTTATTATACCTATACTGATAGGCTACCTCTCGGGAGGAAAGAGATACCACAGCAATAGTACTATAATCACCACCCACCCCAGCAGAAGGATCCACTCCCATAGCATATACGTCATCATCATACACCTCTTCATATTCACGATCATTACCTTGAAAATGAATAGGTTCTATTAGATCCAATGCAAATGGATCAAAATACGAAGCACTACCAAACGCAAACGCATCTTCAATCGATGCTGGATATTCTCTACGAAACTTGTCTATACCCACTGTTGCTATCTGCTCTCTTCTCCATTGTATCTGCTCAGGTTCTAAGTTGTATGCCGCTACTAACTTTTCCTCTTCCGGTGTAAATACAATGTCTTTAGGTGCCTCTACCCTATAGTGTTGATGTTGCCACCACCAAAAAGTTACCAATGTCCACCCATTATCAGGAGCATCACTACAAAGCTGATGGAACTTATCACCAACTGTATTAGGTGTAGACTCAATAACAATCTGTCCCGTACCAATAGTAGCCATTACTTGAGCTAATACCTCTTCTTGATCGGGATAAAAAGCAAACTCCGACAAATGCGCAGAGTTCAAAGTGAAGGAACGAGTACCTCCACTAGACCTTGCTGTATACGATGATAACCCCGCCCCAGTATCATCAAATGCTAAATCCGTTGTATTGTCTATACTACACGCACGACGTAACATTTCCGGTAAACCATGTAAAAAGTTGTTATCCATCTTGCGCAAATGTTTCGCCGACCTATCATGAAATGACAATACACCATAACGTATAGGATGCTTTGATACATACGTTTTCCAAAAAGCATAAGCACGTAATAATGTACTCACACCTATCTGCCTGGGTTTGATCACTATTATCTTCTTCTTCTTTTGCAGTATCTGTAAAAGATGCTCTTGCTCAGGATACAACGTAAATGGTTTATATGCACCACTATACTTATCTTGTACTTGTAACAACTTAAAAAACTTTATAGGATCAGCAAGTATACGACCTAGCTTTTGTCGATGTTGCACAGGTATTGTATAAGGTACATGTATTGTCATTTCTCATCAACCAATCTAAGTATCGTTGCCATATCTGTACCCGATGTATCCGCTTCACCTTTTAGTGATTTTTTGCGAAACGTATCTACGACATATTTGGCCGCATTTACACGTGCTGATTCATTGGTACCATTTTTCATTACCTTATGCAAAGTTATATATGCCTGGTTTACAAGCTCACGTTCCTTAGCCTCTTGATCTTCCATAGGCATAGAACAACTCTCAATCAACTTTTTAAACTCTGGCTTGCGTTCCCATGAAATCAAGGTCTGTCTAGATATATTCAACGCAGTATATATATCCTTCTTCTTTACTGTACCCGAAGCAATCATCTTTGCTGCTGTACGATGTTTGTCTGTTATTATCATAGCCATAATCTATTTACCTGTAACATTACACGTGGATGGTTGTAATCTGCACAATACCATTTTTGTGCCAGTACCTCTACCACCATACTATCATCTTCCCAAAGCTCCGCTTCATTACACGCATCAAGCAATAACTTTACATAGTTATCAACATCTGGTTTCGTTGTCTTTAACACAGCATCACCTTTACCTAACTTGATAGGACGTTTGCAATAAAACTTACAATACACAGCTACTGCACATTTCCTTTTATTTTCTACTTTTTTTATCTTGTACCGCTTTTGCAATAACATTCTTTCAGATAAATCCTTCGTAGCTTCTTTTGTTTTTTTCGGTGTGTACGCATATGCTTTACCATTTACATTTCTAAACTTTGGCCTACCCTTAGCCACTGGTTCTAAATGAAATATAAATGTTTGCACATCTACATCAATTGTCTTTTTTTTGTTTATTTCTTCTTGCATACTATGTCCCTTTAATCATACTATAAACGTATTACAAATAT